GCATGGGTAGCTTGTCGCATGTCGTGACGTCTCCGACCCACGCGAGGTGGGGGATGTGTTTGACAAACTCGAAGAATGGGTGACCTTCATCGGAGTAATCGTGGTTTCCCATCAACAACACAGTCGGGGCGACTGCGGCGATGGCGTGCAACACACTGACGACTTCGTTGACCAGCTTTGCGCTGTGTCGGTCCTTGGCCTCGGTCAGATCACCAAGTATCGTAATCGCATCAGGTTTGCGACGTGTCGCGATCTCCACAAACTTCCGCATGAACGTCAGCCGGTAATGATCCCGATGATTGTCCGTCAGGTGTGGATCGGCCATTGCTAAGATATTTGGCATACTCATCTCTCATCAATTTATCAAAAACTCGACTTGCGTGGAGGACGGTCGTGTGATCGCGTTTGAAGATACGTCCGACTGCGGGACGTGACATGCGACACACCACACCGCAATAACACATAGCCAACTGACGCGGTTTGTTGAATGCAACATCACGTATCGGTGCCAAAATATCTGCGGGATCGAGCCCGTAAGCTTCCGCAAACACATCCAACGCGAGTAAAGCGCGATTATGTCCAGGACGTTCCATACGTAAAGCGTCAATACGCGCCACCGCCCATTGCAAAGCCTCTTCGACTGTGTTGCCCTTCCATTCGAATGTAGAAGTCGGCAATGCGCGATGAAAACTGCCCTTCTCGCTAGATGAAGCCAAGCCGAAACGCAAGCGGGCAACGTGATAATTCTGAAACGAGACTGGGCGCATCTTCTTTGCGGCTGTGGAAAGTGCTCGTCGTCCTTGTGCTCGTCTAGGTGACACGCTGACCTCCTTCCGCGCGAAGCATGTCGTGCAGCATGTCGACATGCTGCCGGCACGAAAGAAGGGCTTGGTTCTCAGCACCGAACGCACACGAGCTTTCAAGCTCGTCCAACGCTTCGCGTAACATAAAGAAAACATGCGCAACGTCGTCGGGGTCCGCAATCACTTGGCCATAATTCGTGCGATTGCAGTACTCAATAAGATAACGGCTATACCATGCCACCTTGGCGTAATCCTGCGCAGCCGGGTCCTTGCGTCCAGCACGCGGGAGATAGGCCATGATCGTGCCACGCAACCAGCCGACGAACTGTTCCTGCAGAAGCTGTGCTTCAAGCACCTTGATCACTTCATAGATGTTTTCACGACCACCGTAATGCGAAGGGTGATCAACGATTTCTTTTTTATTTTTCTGCTTTGTGCGTGTGTACGTATCGGTCATGTCCGCTTTCCTTTCTTTTGTGTTTTAACGCAAACCCGAACTCGGGGGTTTTTCGTCTTTACGATATGAAGTGTCGCAGTCTTTGAGCCCTTGGATGGTTTGGATGAAAGAATGCGGGCGAGCTCGCCCGGCTTGAGAAACTGAAAATTAACAGACGACGGATCGGCCTCGAACTGCGTCTGCATCACGGCATCAAACTCATAAGCCGCAAACTGCAGTATGAAGCATGTGAACAATTTAGCAGGCGCCCAGAACGGATCTGTGCCGTAGGGTGTCAGCAAATGCGATTGCGGCACGATCAGTAGGGTGCGCGAACGATCTTGACGCGCGATTAGCATCGGCATCTTCTCGTGCGCAGTTGCTTGTTCACTGGCTTCGCGCCAGAACTTCGCGAGAAGGCCCGTACCCTCCACGCAAGCCGCTTCGATGTCGAGTGAGCGGTATCGTTTGCATTCGACGTACCAGCGATCAGTCAGTTTGTGGCCTTCCGGATGCGTGGCACTGATGTCGCCGGCGTGTTCGCGCAGTTCCTTCCCCTTGCGTTTGCCGACCGTTGCACGACCCCCCGACATTGCCGAACGCCAGAACAAATCATCGCGATGCCCGTTGCTAACCCACTTCGATAGCTTGCCGCACACTTCGCGTTCGTAAGCCGCGCCCTTCGCCTTGCCTCCCCCGGCTCTCATGTCCGTTCCTTTCGCTTATATTGCGGGGGCAGGCGAACCCCCTGCTCCTCGACTCCGAACTGTTCCTTGAGCACTTTGATGCAGCCGTGAGCGTACAGCAACGCTTCATCACGCATTTCACGCTGCACCCCAGTTTGTGCGCCAAACAGAATACGGTGTGCGGTCTCCTGGCAGTCAGGATCGCTTGGATCATGCCAACCGTAACTGCCCTGACGTTGATCCCTGTAAAACAAATCGCGAGCAACGATCTCGAGCGCGACGGCAAGCACCATCCTGCTGCATTGTCCGATCTCGTACGTGCGACGACGAGGGGGTGAATTCCAGCCGCTCATTTAGCGTCTCCCGTATCAATGAACCATTCTAGAATGTGGACCAAGTCCTGTGCTTCGCGCTTGCTGATGCGCGTTTGTCCGCTAACTCCACTAATAGACAGTAGCCCGTCCACACTAATCGACACGCATTCCCCCATGTCGGGTTCGTCGGCCAGATGTTTCGATTTGACAAACAAACCGACCGCGTGATCGTCCCTGAAGTGTGGCAATGAAAGGCCGACCAATTTTATTTCCACCGACCCTTCTTTAACACACTGTTGATTTTTTCTCTTTTCCATTACCCCTCCTATCCATATTTCTTTCTCGTTGGCAGCAATTTGCGCTCAAGCTCATACCAACGATGCTCAACGAGTTCACGCAAACGGCTAGTTTCTTCAAGCGCAGCTTCCGGCGACATCTTCAGCAATGTTGCTAAATACCGCTTGCTTTCGTCTTTGCTGATGTCCAGGTCCTTGAAGTTCCCAGTCGCGGCCATCCAGTCAATGCATGCTTGAGCGTCATCGACGCCATACCCGAAACGGATGTCGAAGTCGGCTTCACGGAACGGGAGGCCTACTTTGTTTTTATCACACTTAGCTCGAACCTCGACTCCGATGGCACGCTTCTGCCCGCTGATCGTTTTGGTGATCTGGCCGAGATGGGCCAGATACAGAATTTGGCTCGCGTAAAAATCAAGAGCTTTGCCGCCCGAACGTGTGGTCTTGCGCCCAAACATCGCGCCAATCTTGTCACGCACCTGCGATACGATGATCAAAGTGACTTGCTTGGATTCCATCTTGCGGACCAGGCGTCGAAACAATTGCGACAGTTTCTTCGCCTTTTCGGCCCCGTAGCTACCTTGATCCATCTTACGCTCGAGTTCTGAACGATCAGACAACGCGTCCAAGCTGTCGCATATAACGAGTTCATTTTGCTTCGCCCCACTGACGATCCGTTCCAGATCTTCGAACAGGTCTTCGACAGTCTCGAGCGGGTCGCCGAAGTCGACGCGATCCACAGGCATGCCGAGAGCTCCGGCATAGGGTTCGTCAAACGCAGCTTCAGCCTCCCGGTATCGTATCTTGCCTTTGGGGTATTTGGCCGCGAAGTTTGCGCAGGCCTCAATACAAAGCAGTGTCTTGCCCGTCGCCTTGTCGCCGATTATGTTAGCTACCCTGTTTTCGGCCCAACCCCCACCAAGCACCAGATCAAGCAGTTTGCAACCTGATCCGATGAATTGCAGGTTTGATTTCGGGGCACTGAAGTAACTGCCCCCTTCGTCGCTTGTGATGATACGCGTTCGCTTCGCAGTCACTCGTGTTCGCTTCGCCATTGTCGTCGCCCATGTGCGGTTATGAGGAAACAGGGGGCCCATGTGGCCCCCTGTCGTTTATCTCCGATAATCAGCGTCGACGACGCGAGCGTGAGGGCTTCTCGTCCTCATCTTCGTCATCGTCGTCAGAGGGGCGGGCGCGACGACGAGAACGAGCCGGTTTCTCGTCCTCTTCATCTTCCTCATCGTCATCCTTGGTCGCGCGACGACGCGAGCGCGAAGGTTTCTAGTCCTCCTCATCTTCGTCATCGACTTCTTCCTCCTCATCCTCGTCCTTCGCGACACGAGGACGGGAGCGGGACGGTTTCTCGTCCTCCTCATCTTCGTCCTCCTCATCTTTCGATGCGCGACGCCGCGCGCGTGAGGGATTCTCGTCCTCATCTTCATCTTCGTCATCGTCACGGGAACGACGCGAGCGAGAACGAGCCGGTTTTTCGTCCTCTTCATCTTCCTCATCGTCATCACGATCCCGCCCACGTCGGGAACGACGGGACGGCTTATCATCTTCATCGTCGTCATCGTCACGACCACGCCGCGAAGCTTTGCGACCCTTGCGCGACGGCTTGCCGTCATCATCGTCGTCATCGAGATCGTCGTCACGCGACGGCGCGGTGCCAGACAGCTGCTTTTCTATATGCTCGGCCGTGTCATAACGCAGCACGCTCGGCAGCGGGTTCTCCTCGATGAATGCGATGATTTCTTCCTGCACCTTCTCGTCATCGTGGATCGGAGTCGGATCGCGATCAATGATGAACTGGTAGCGGGTCTTCAAACCCTTGCCAGTCTTTTTGATCGTGACATCGTAACCTTCTTCCGGATGATCGATAAGAAGCACATTGCTGCTGCGCTTGTTTTCGCACAGCGCCGCAATATCGCGATCCTGCGCCCATGACATGTCCCACAACTGCGGTGTGTTACTGTCGTCGTCGCGGTCGAGAATCCAGACGAGCACGCGCTTCTGCGGCTGCAGTTGCCGCGCATCCTCATCCTCGCCGGCCGCTTTCGCAGCCTTTGCTTCATCACACGCGGGGCAGGGCTTGCCCAGCATTTTGTCGAGACAGAGATAATTGCTGTTGTCAGCA